TCAGACGATGTTTTAGAACTATTTAATACAGGGAATGTAAACTTTGTTCCTTATACTCCTTTGAATCCAAACTTTGCAGTACCTAAAATAGTAAACTACGAAAAGACAGGATTAACACATCCGCAAACATACTATTGGAGATTCTATGCAAGAACTAATACAGACCCTGCACATGCAGAAGCAACTGCAATATCAGAAGTATATACTGCATCAACGGTAGCAGCACCTGTTAGTCAATTTAAAAATACGACAGGGGAGTTATTAAGTGATTACGTAGACTTTGGAGGCAAGTATGTATTTTTAGGATATGCAAGTGATTTAGGATTAGCTTGGGGTGGACCTGCAGGAGTTGGAGGTAATATTATAGAACACGTTTTCAATATGACACCCGATAGAGCAAAACAGATAGTAGAATGGTTAACAGGGGTTAGAAATCCTGCAGTCGGTACATTCTATGATTTATCACATACATTTAAAGTTGTAAGTGCTACAGGAGCAGATTTAAGTTACGAACTAAACTATGGAGATATCACAGGCGCACAAGCTGCAATAATTAATTTCGGTGGTACAAGACCTACAGTACAAATAATAGGTGGTTCTCCAACAGGTAACTTTACTTCATCTACAGGAACGATAGGAATAGGAGATGCACCAAATAATAACTTTGAAAGCACATCAGGATGATAGAAAATATATTAGCATTGCTAGAAATAGCACAAAGGGAAAATATAAGAGGAGAAAAAATTGACATAGCATTAGGAAAGTATAAGATGCCTATGTCCTTCTCAGATGTGAAACAACAATTAAAACTAAAGTAATGGAGTCCATATATGTAAAAATACAAGCAGACTTAAAGGAAGCTAAAAATGAAATATGGGAGCTTCAACATAGACTAAACGATGCCCTATCGGAGCAAGAGGCTATGAATAAGGCTATGGAAGAGGCTGAGAAGGTAGCTAAGGAACAAGCAAAGTCTCAAAGCATTTTAAATAAAGCTCTCACAAAAACTGCAAACGGTTTTAAGGGAATAGGTCTTGCGATGAAAGCCGTAGGGTTTGCCTTAGTTATGAAAGCCGTAGACAAGTTCACAGAAATACTAATGGCTAATCAAGAAGTTGCGGATGGTATTAATACGGTATTTAAAACAATACAAATTGTATTAACTCAAGTTGCCGAAGTATTTGTAGATATGTTTAAAAAGGTGTCAGACCTAACAGGAGGTTTTGACGCTTTACAAAAGCTTTTCGGGGGTGCTTTAAGCCTTTCTATTAATTTAGTAGTAGGAGCTATCCAAGGAATTGTTTTAGGCTTCCAAAAGGCTCAATTAGCTTGGACTAAATTTACTGACCCAAATAATATATCTAAAATAGAAGAGCTTGAAGGAGCTATTAAAAAGACTAATGAAGCTCTTGACATAACCGGAGAAAGGATAAGTGAAGCCGGAAACCAAATAAAAGACAATTTTGTAGAAGCAGTAGGAGAGGTCGGTACTTTAGCGCAAGGAGTTGCAGAGGCTAGTGCACAAGCTATCGAAAAAGTAAATGTAAAGAGAGCTTTAGAACAAGCAAAAACTATTGTAGAAAACGAAAAGAATTATGAGTTACTATCTTTGCAACAACAAAGACTTATAGAACAATACGACAGAGAAGCAGAAATACAACGTCAAATAAGAGACGATGAAAGTAAATCTATATCAGAACGTATTAAGGCAAATGAAGAGCTTGGAAAAGTATTAGAGGAGCAAGGAGAGGCTGAAAAGAAAACGGTACAAGCTAGAATAAATTCTATTAAAGCTCGTATAGAAGCTGAGGGGGAAAGTGTAGAATTAACGAATGAGCTATACACTCTCAATACCGAAATGATAGCCATAGAAGCTAAATTAACCGGTTTACAATCTGAGCAAAAAAGTAATGTAAACGCTCTAAGAAAAGAGGAGCTTGAGCTTACTAAGACACAAAAAGAAGTAGAGAATGAGATTTCAATATCTAGATTACAATCTTTAGCAGAACAAGAGTCGATTCACGTAAGACGCATAGAGCTATTACAAGAAGCTTTAGCGGAAGAAAAAAGAATAGAACTAGAAAGAGTACAAGCTCAAATAGATGCCGCTGCTTTAGGTACACAAGCTAGAGCGGATGCGGAGGCTGAACGGGCAAGATTAAAAGAAGATTATAGATTAAGAGAGGATGAGTTAAACCAACAAAGTTTAGATGCAGAACAATCCTTAAAAGAGCAAAAAATAGCAATACTAGCCGATGGATTCGGTGCGGTAGCTAGTTTACTAGGAGAAAATTCTAAAGCAGGAAAAGCTGCCGCTATTGCACAAGCTATAATGAATACCTACTTAGGTGTAACGCAAGTTTTAGGAAGTAAGTCTGTGATACCGGAGCCATTTGGTTCAATACAAAAAGCAGTAAGTATTGCCGGAGTATTAGCGACAGGATTTAAAACGGTAAAAGATATTACTGCAGTAAACCCAGAAAACCCTAGCACTAGTGTTTCTACATCAGTAGCATCTACTCCACCCGCATTTAATGTAGTAGGAGCTAATCCTACAAACCAATTAGCAGAAGCCATAGGAGAAAAAGAAACAAAACCGGCTAAAGCATATGTGGTATCTAGTGACGTTACTACATCACAAGCCTTAGAGCGTAATATTGTAGAGTCAGCTAGTATAGGATAATGCAAAATTTTTATAACAAACGTTAAATAAGTATGAGAATAGTAGAATTAATCATAGATGAGGAAGATGAGTTCAGCGGAATAGACGCTATATCAATCGTAGAACATCCTGCCATAGAAGAGAATTTTGTAGCTCTTAATAAACAAAAGCAATATAAGTTTGCAGAGGTTGACACAGAGAAAAGGTTATTAATGGGAGCTATATTAGTACCCAATAAGCCTATATACAGAAAAGATGATAAAGAGGAGTATTACATCTATTTTACTAAAGATACGGTGCGAAAAGCATCAGAGCTATATCTAATGAAAGGTAATCAAAGTAATGCCACATACGAACACTTCGAAAAGATTAATGGACTTTCTTTAGTGGAGTCTTGGATAGTAGAAGATAAGGAAAAAGATAAAACGGCTTTATATGGTATGGATTTGCCATTAGGAACTTGGGCAGGCTCTATAAAAGTAAACAACGAGAAAGTATGGGAGGAGTTTGTAAAAACCGGAATGGTAAAAGGATTCTCTATTGAAGGATATTTTGCAGATAAGGCTGAGAGACCTAAAGAACCGGTGGAGGAAGATTTAAGTACCGAAATAGAAGCCGGTATGAAATTACTATCTATAAAAAAAGATATGATTATCTACCAACTAGAAAGCTTCAACGATTATCCAGACGCTGCTAGTAATAATGCTAAAAGAGCAATAAAATATAAGGAAGAGAATAATGTAAAGTGCGGTACTAAAGTAGGTTGGACTCGTGCTAGACAATTAGCAAATAAAGAAAAGATAAGCCGTGACACAATAGCAAGAATGGCTTCTTTTAATAGACACAAGCAAAATAGTAAAGTGCCATACGATGAAGGATGCGGAGGTATTATGTGGGATGCTTGGGGAGGTACTACCGGTATTAATTGGGCAATAGAAAAAATGAAAACTTTCAAATGAGTAAGATACCAAGTAGAACAAGTCCCAGACACTCTAAGAGAGCTTGTCTTTGTTGGGAAACCGAAACGTATTCTAGAGATTGTTGCGATGGTTCTATACACGCTCAAGGTATTGGTATGCTTTATGGAGAGTTATTTACTACGCCTTGGAAGGGTTACTATGTAGTAGATTGCGAAAGCGGACACCACCATAATGTTCACTATCACGGTACTTTAGAGGTCGGAAAAACCTACAATATGGTAATAGAAAACGCTGATACAGGATGCCATACGGTTGTAAAAGAGCAACAACAAGAGGGCGTTCATATAGTTTCTGTAGGAGAAGCATTCGATACTTGCCAAGAATGTAACGCATAAAAATGCAAAAAAAAATAAAGAGCCGTTATATTAATAAGATTACTCATAAAGAGTACAATTTACGGTATCTTCCATACGGTTATTACCTAGAAGAGAACGGAATATGTGCTTTTATTAACGTAAAAAAAAATAATAATTTATGAAACCAAGCGAAATGTTATCCAAAATAACGACGTTGCTACAAGCTAAAGTTGAGCTAGAAGAAATGAAGTTAGAAAATGGAACAATCATTGAAGCTGACAGTTTTGCATCCGGAGAGAGCGTATTTATCGTAACCGAAGATGAAAAAGTGCCTATGCCTATTGGAGAGTATACACTCGAAGATGGTAAATCACTAATAGTCGAAGAGGAAGGGGTAATCGCATCTGTAGGCGAAGCTAAAGAAGAGGAAGCTGAGATGAAAGAAGATTTGTCAAACGATGAAGTCGCAACCGGTAGCAAAAAATCTGAGGAAGCTCCCGAAGAGGAAGCTAAAGAAGATGAGCCGGAAGCGGAAGAGTTATCTGAGGAGGTTGTAGAAGAGAATCTCGAAGAGGACAAAGACGAAATGACTCAAATTGTTGACGCAGTTGTACAGGCAGTAAGTCCTATGATTGAGGAAATGAAAGAAGAGTTGGGATATGTTAAGGATGAGCTAGGAAAGATGAAAGAAAAAGAAGAGGAAAAACTAGCTAAAGAGAAGGTGGAAGAGGAAGTAAAACAAGAGCTTTCTGAGACTCCCGCATCTAAACCTATCAAACACAATCCGGAAGCGAAAACCGATGTAAAAATGAGACAAATTTCGCAAAATAGAGCTCATACAACGTATGACAAAGTATTCAATAAACTTTTTAACAAATAAATTTTAGAAAATGCCAACACCTAGTATAACTACTACATATGCAGGGGAATTTGCACAGGAGTACATTTCCGCTGCCCTATTATCAGGAGCCACTATCGATAACGGTGGTATTACTGTTAAGCCTAATGTAAAATATAAAGAAGTAGTAAAGAAAGTTTCTACAAGTGGAATTATCGGAAACGCTTCTTGTGACTTTACAGATGCCGGAACACTTACTCTTACTGAAAGAATTTTGCAACCGGAAGAGTTTCAAGTAAACTTAGAACTATGTAAATCAGATTTCCATTCAGATTGGGAAGCTGCTCAACAAGGATTCTCTGCATTCGACCAATTACCACCTAAATTTGCTGATTTCTTATTGGCTCACGTTGTGGCTAAAGTTGCAGAAAAAACTGAGCAAAACATTTGGGGTGGAGTAACTGCTAATGCCGGAGAGTTTGATGGTATTGCTACTCTTATCTCAACTGATGCTTCTTTACCTTCTGGTCAAGAGGTTGCCGGTACTACTGTAACTGCTTCTAACGTAATTACAGAGCTTGGTAAAATCGTAGACGCTATCCCATCTGCTCTTTATGGTGCTGAGGACTTAAACGTTTACATTTCGCAAAACATCGCTAGAGCCTATGTAAGAGCTTTAGGTGGATTCGGAGCAAGCGGACTTGGTGCTAACGGGGTTAACGCTCAAGGTACTCAATGGTGGAACAACGGCGCACTTTCTTTTGATGGTGTTAAATTGTTCGTAGCTAATGGTCTTTCTGACGATACTGCTATTGCTGCTGAAAAATCTAACTTATACTTTGGAACAGGATTACTTTCTGACCAAAACGAAGTAAAAGTATTAGATATGGCTGACCTAGATGGTTCTCAAAATGCGAGAGTAATTATGAG